TATTAAGCGCGTTTTCAAATAAGCTGAAATCAATATCAGTACTACCTGCTGAAGTTCGAGCTTTGCTTTTGAGTCTCTTAGTAGAAACATTTCCAGCTCGCTCTAAATTTGCACGTAATGATGATGTTGCTTTTGTTCTAGCTTTCTTCTCAACTTTTGAAAAATCGAACTTATTATAATATAACCAAGCCATCTTTATTTGAGAATCTTTATCAGCTTCAGAATCTGAAACTAATCTAGTTTTTCCTGTTTTTCTGTCTGTTTTAGTTATATAATCATAGAAATCCTTTCTGTGTTTTTTTGCTATAGGGAAACCAGCGATTTCTTCTCTGGTATCAATATCTTCTTTAAGACTAGTCAGGAAATTATCATGCTCTTCTTTTTGAGCTTTGTTAACTTTTTCCTGGTCAGCCAATAAAGATTTTCTTTCTGTTGCTTGTAAAGATTTTAATTTACTCAAAGCTCTATTAGCTCGTTTTGCAATTAATCCTCCATCTACAAAATCTTGTACATCTTGTGAAATATCTTCTTGAGAATATCCTTCTCTTCTCATTAATTCAGCAACTAATTGTTTTTGCAAATTTTCTTTTCCGTCAATCACTTTTGGATCAATTTGGCTAAAATCTACATCACTTGTAGCTTTAACAAAATTTGCAGGATCACCCCCTTTATCAATATACTCAATAAACTCTTGAGCTAATGGTGGTAATTCTTCTTTATATTTTTCAACTCCTCTGTTAATTTCACTTTGTATAACTTTTACAAGACCTTCTTCCGAATCTTCAAATTCATCTTCTGTAAAATTAACTACTCCTTCATCTTTTAAATAATTTGCCAGAACTCCCATTTGAGATAATACTTCAGCATCTTCAGTCTCTTCAACTTCTTCGTCTACTTCAGTATCTTTGGTGTCTTCCGATTTAACTTCTTTTTTATATTCTATTTCTAGATTATCAGCTGTTAAACTTTCTTCCTTTTTTGGGGTTTCCTTTTCATCTTTTTTATTTGGTTGGACTGTGCCACTAGTTACATCTAAAGCAACACTACCATCTTCTAAATTATCTCCAGTTGTATCTATAATTCCAGTATCTTCACCTAAAATATCTAGATCATTTTCTGGAACACTCTCTACATCTTGAACTTCTATATTATCAGCTGGCATAATATCTGCAGCGATATTTTTGAATCCTTGTAAAGGATTTTTGGTTTCTTTTTTTGACATGTTTTTTTTAATTTAATGAATTCTACAAAAATATATTTAATTTTTAATATTAAAACACTTTTTTTTAAAAAAAATTAATTTTTTTTTAATCTATTATAGCGCTTTTACTTATACCTATACTTAGGATTTGTCTCTTTCCAACTTTTATATCCATAATTTACATTATTCCATATGGATGTTATATATCCTTTAGGATGCTTATAAGGTGTAGAATTTTCTGCTTTATATTTATTTTTATCCATCATCCATAAAACATACTTTTCATTTTCGTCACCTCCTTTAGTATACCAATTTCTCCATCCTCCTTCTTTTTCTTCTTTTGTTAATTTGGCCCACATCTTATTAAAGTTTGTTGGTCCCATATTATACGCAGAAAATGCTCTAGCTTGTCTTTCAGTTTTATCTGTTGCTGATGCTACATTATTTATATCTGTATATAGATAGTCCATATATCTTTTTTGAGCTAAAGAAGAGGCAGCCTCATCTGTAATTTTTGCAGTTTCCGGAATCCATCCTTTTTCTTTAGCCCATTTAAATGTGTCAGGTAAAAACTGCGCAACTCCCATAGCCCCTCTAGGTGAAACTACAGATTTATCTCCGCCAGACTCTTTCCATATTTGAGATAAAAACTGGTCTTCGGTAAAATTAGTATTTTGATAATTATCTAATTGTGAATTAACTAAATCTTGATTCATCGTTTTTACCAAGGGTTTATTATCATTTGTAATTCCTCTAATACTTGTATTTTCTTTATAATATTCTGCATTAGCCCATCCTTTTTTATTTACCTTAATAGCTGGATCTTCTTCTTGAGTAGAATGTGTTTTAACTGCATCAGCTAAATCTACTTTATTCATAAAATATTGATTTCCCATTTTATCTTGTGGTTCTCTATCCATTTATAAATGACATTATTTACTTGTTGTTTTAGGTTTATTTGCTGCTTTACGTTTTATAGCTTCATTAGCTTTATTTGCTCTTTTCTTTTCTTTGAGTTCTTCTTTTTTTAATCCGAGATCCCCTGCTACTTTTTCTTGAGCAATTCTATCTTTTATCCTATCAGTAGCATCTCCAGCTTCTTTTCTATCTACATATCCATCATTATTATCATCCGCATCAACTAATCTGGCTTCTGCATTAATAGTAGCAACTTGAATTTTAGTATCAGCATCTAACTTAGCTCGTCCATCTTGTCTATCTTCCTTGGCCATTTCTTTCTCTACATCCATTTGTTGTATCTGTTGTTGGCTTTGTTGTTCTGATTGTTGTGCTTCTTGTTGTTTCTGTTCCATTTCTGCTTGTGAGTTTTCAAGCATTTTCTTAACTTTTACAATAGAATCAGATTGTAATATACTTGCAACATCTGTAAATGTAACTACTCCTGCTTGAAGAGCAGCCTGTGCTAATTGTTTTAAACTTTCTAATGCTCTATCATCTTTAGAAGAATTAGAAACAAATACTCCATAACTAGAGTTTGTAAAATCTTCTGGTTCTATATTCAGAAAAGTTCTAGCCATATCATCACTAATATATTGAATTTTCTTTCCATCTCTATAACTCATTTTAGCTACATCTATTAAAGCTGCCAACACTTTCTTTTTACATTCATTATGAGAATAAAACCAAAATTCTGTAATATGAGAAGATTGAACTACTGCTCGTTCTGTATTTCCTACTAATTCATTAGTCTGAACTTGACCTTGTCGTTGTCTACTTACTCCCGATAATTCGCCTAGTTCTGTTTTAATTTGATCTAGTAATTGAACATGCGTATTTATATAATTACCCATGGATAAATCAATACTTTGGAATTGATTAAAAGCAGGAGCCTGTTGAGATCTATTTCCTTCTTCCCTAGAATTAATAAACATAACCCCTACAGATTCTAAGTAATACATCCATTTAGAAACATCCCATCCTTCTGCAGATGGTATTTGTGCTATATCCATTAAAGCCACTTTACCTTTAGATTTGGCTATTGCTAACTCAGTTCTATAATAAATAATATTATATAAATACTGAAATGGTTTCATTCTATCTATTAAAGAAATAGATTCAGAATTTCTTTCATTATAAATATATCCTACATATCCAGATTTTACATCACTAGGATTTTCTAGATCTCTTCTTTGATTTATTTTAGGTTTAATATTTACATAAATATCTTCAGCAATTTTAGTCCCTTCCCAATATTCACTAATCCAATACCATTTTAATTCTACCCCATCAAAATAATGTATTCCTTTTTTTACTTCAGCGTATTCTGGCACTTCAAAAATCTCATCTACAATATCTTCTTGTTTAGTTCCTATATCATCTGTATAAGAAATAATTCCTATTTTTCTCATAGACTTCCATTCAACTTGAAGAACTCTAACCATTCCATTTCGTCTATAATCTCTAATTGATCCTGGATCAAAAACTCCACTTCCAACATGATCTAAAACATTAGTATAGTTTTTAATATTAAATTCACTATATGGATAATCAATACTATTTTGATTTGTAGTAGCATTAGCTCCAGTATTTCCTGTTTCTAATCTATCAATATCTCCCGGAGATAAAAATTCATAAAACTCATCTAATACTGTAGAAAGGGTTAACCAACGTTCTTCAATCACTGCTTGTGAATCTTCTATCCACGGTGAATCAGGATCAAGAATTACTCGAACATCTAAAGGGTTACATAATCGTACAGATGGATTTCCTGAAATTTCTCCTACCCAATATATCTCTTCTCCTGAAATTAATGCATCTTTAAACCCACTATTAAATTTAACTTCTAAATCATCTTTTCTTGTTAAATATTCTAAAATATTTTGAGCAGTAATTTCTCTTATATCTTGATAATCATAGTTTATATATTTTTCAATTTGAGCTGGAGTTTTAGGTTGTGATAAGGCCGCTGCATCAGGATCAGTTGCTTGTAGTTCTTGTTGTGCTTGTGCTTGCTGTTCTTGTTCTTGGGGTGGTACAATAACTGAATAAAGATAATCCATTAACATCTCTTTCTTTTTTTCTTCAAGTTTAGAAATGGCATCTGGATCATGAGATACTACTTTAAAATTAAATGGTCTTTTTATTTCTTCTCCCATAAGAAGTTGAATTTTAGGAGAAATAATATCATAATGTTGCATAGTAGCTGGAAACTCAGCTTCACTATAACCAAAAGGACTTAATACATGTGTAAAATCATTTTGATCTAACTTCCCATTAAACAAATCATAATTAACTTGTTTCTTAATACGAGAAGATCTTCCGTTATAATTAATATCTCCATATGTAATTTTCTCTAACTCGTCAATACAAGTCTGTCCCCATTTTTTACCTTTTTGAGCGCGGGATAATCTCTGCCTAGGAAGATCTCCTAAAATATACGATTCATTTTCCATTCAGTTTATTTTATTAACCTACAAAAATATATAAATTATTTTAATTATTATGTTAAAATCCTACTTTTCTACGTTTAAATAAAGATGTTCGCCAAAATTTATCTCCCATCCCATAATCAAATTGTGCTTCTAAATCAATATTATAATTCTCATGACTATGTAAAATACATAACATAAATGATATTGCACGGTCAAAATTACCATCTTTATCATATGCAATAAGTTCTTTTAGGAGCGGAATAGATAATATAGAATGTAAATTTAATTTATCTCCTTTATCAGTATCCGCTCTTTTTCTAATAACCAATCTCGTAAATAAATCTCAGCTTGGATTTTAATAGGCTCACTCATATGAACTCCATATCCTCTAGCTACAGTTGATCGGTTTACTATATCTTTTAATATACTTGGTTGAGGTTTTAATAAATGTAAACATTTCTTTTGTTCAAAGTATATTTTCAAACCTTTTAAATTATTTTCATATAAGGTTTGCGCATTATAATATGTGAGAAGTTTTCTTATATTCTCATAATATTCTTTTGCGGTTTCTGGTCTACCTGTATATTCAGCTACTGGTAAATTATATGTCTTATCAAATTTTTGGAATGTCTTATATATAAAAGTACTTCCCAATGAACTTGTTGTTGAGCTATCCTGATCATAAGGGTCAGTTCCTGCTATATATAATCCATAAGGACTTGTACCTGAAGCGTCTCTATAAGGGTGTTCCCATATAACAATACATCCTGTTTTATCTTCATTAGGTTTTAATGGAAACTTATTAATAGGTTTTAAATCAAAGTTAGGCATCCATTTACTTGATCTTTT